CGAACGATAAAGATGTCTGGGTCAATGGCTCGGAGGTACTGCACTTCGGCATCCAGCCGCACGTCATCCACCACGACGCCAAAGCCGATGCGCTTCAGCTCAAAGTAGTCCTTGCGCCAGACCCGCAACCAGAAGTGCGTGTCAACGCCTCGCATCGCCGCCCCAATGTCTTGCAGCAGTTCTCTGCCGGTCAAGGTGCTGTCGCCAAAGTTGCGGCTCACGGTGATTGAGTCGCTCTTGCCGAGGTCGTTGTACGCCATTGCAGCAATGTGCTTGATGGCATCCGCAATGCCGTGCCGACGGTACTCACGATGCTCCACGAAGAGCGACGCGATGGTGGACTTGCCGCTTCCTTGCGGCCCAAGAATCGCCAACGACCTCACGGAAGCCTCATCGCTTCTACGACCGGCAGGAAGCCGACCACCTTGACGATCTCCTCCGTGTTCTCAAACTGGGTCGTCGCTGGCATTAGGCGAGGCTCCCAGTTCGGCTCCTTCACGCGGTACAGGTCCCAGGCGAAGATGCCCGCTGGCGTGCTGTTGATGTACGCAGGTCGCGCTGACCGCTTCCCTGCCTCCTCGATGAGCCAGTCGTACTTCGCCTGCTCAATGAGCATCTCTGGGTAGTGCGCCTCTCGGCACTTCAACTCCAAGATGAAGTCCACTCGTGCAAAGGGAAGTCCGTACCACGCCGTGCAGTCCCAATGGCTAAAGCCATACTCCATCCGCTCAAGGTGAGGCACGCTCGTGCTCTTCAGGTGATCTAGTAGCTCTTGCTCAGTCATCCTTGTCCTCCAAGAATCTCTCGCAAACTTGCGGGTCGTTTAGTAAGAGTCTCTCTCTTCTCTCTCTCTGCTCTCTCTCTGCTCTGCTCTATAGCGTGACCAAACCGTGACACAGGGTCTTTTTGAGCACGAGCGCGCTGTTGACGTTGAGCCGACGTCGGGTCGACTTGCCATCGAGACCAGTTCGAGACTGCCACGACACCGCCTTGAGACACGTCCAGCAAGCCCTCGGCAATGAGTCGAGGCACTGCCCGACCAAGCCTCGGCCCGATGATTGCGGCGAGGTGTGTTCGGTCGCGGAACTCGCCTCCCTTCCGCATCTCCTTCGCCACTTCAAGGATGGTGATAAACGCTCGGAACTGCGTGTCAGTCAAGCTGGCGATCACCGCATCTCGGTGCGCTCCTGCTGACCACTTGATCCATAGACTCATTTCGTCCTCCTCTTCCTCAGCCGTTAGAACGGCAACTCTTCAAGGTTGTCCTCTGGCACGAGTTTGGGTGCTGGCTCCGCAGACTTCTTGGCGTTCAGGAACTTGGCGCTCGGCTTCTCTCGGCAATACGAGCCGTCAGGTGCCTTATGGCTCGCCGCCCAGAACGCTTCGTAAGGCTTGCCGCTGACCTTGCTGATCCCTGCTGGCTTCAGCGTCCAGGACTCGCCGTGTGAGCAGCGGTCATCGTCCACCGAAGCGGCAAACAGGATCGCCGCCTTCGCCGCGATAATGTCGTCGTCAGATGCCCTCGTAGAATCAACGGAGACCCCTGTAGGAGCCACGGAGCGGGGCGCAACCCCACGAGGTGGTACTTGGACACCCTTGTCTGGCGAATAAAGGCTCCTGCCCACTCCAACCTGAGCCGCGCACCTGCGGAGCGCGTCAGAAGCTGCGGACTTGAGCGGCTCGTCATCCTGAGCAGAGTTCGGGTAGCCGAAGTCCTGCCGGATCGTCGTCTTCCCCTCGACCACCAGTGCCAGCGAGCCGTGAACCACGCCACGGATCGGGTCGGCCACCTTGACCTCAAACTGCCAGCCCTCAATGCCGAGCACGTCATCCAGCCGCTGAGCGACTGCACGAGCGTCTGCGTAGGTGAAGGTCATCCCAGCGCGTCCAGGACGATGCTTCAGGTCTTTCTCCTCGAATGGTGCTGCTAGTGCTGCTGCGATCTTGCTCACTTGTCCACCTCCTCTGTTCTAAACCTAAACACTCGTGCGCCTGCTTTCTCTTGGGTGAGGCGCTTGACCGCTTCGGCGTAAGTGTCTGGCGCGACTGCGTGCAGAGTCTCTGCAACTTTCTCCCAGTCCGTCTTGACCGACGCCTTGTTCTGCTTCCAGGTGGCTGACCACCCTTGACCAACGATGCCGACCTTCTCGCCGATGGACTCCTTGAGACCGATGGCGAGGTTCTGAAGTTCTTGGTCCAGCAACTTTGACTCGTACTGCTTTTCCGCATAAAGCCCAGCCAGCCGGTCAAGCGAGGCGTCAGCCTGCGCGTAGTCCTCGCTGGTCTGCGGTACCACCTGCGCCAGCGCGTCGCTGTCCTCGCCCTGCAAGGTCGGCGGCGTCTGTGTTGCAAGTGCGTTGCGGAACTCCACTGCCTTTGCGTAGAGCTGCGTCTGATAGTTCACGTCAGCCTCAACCCGCTCGATGCGGAAGACGAGACCGCCGAGCAGGACTGCGATGTCGCACCACGGCGCAGCCGTCACGAACATCTGCCACTGCACCTGCGCCACCACCTCTGGCGGGACTGGGTGCAGACTCCAGCGCGGTGAGGTGCTGGTCTTGATCTCCACCAAGCCCTCCTCGCCAACGATGGTGCGGTCGAGTGACGCCATCACCCACGGCATCTCCTTCAGCCGGACAATGCCGTTGCTGCGACGCAGCTCGCGCCCAGTCTCCATCTCGTAGAACTCTGCCACTGCGTTCTCCAGCAGGATGCCGCGCACTGCGGCTGGTCCCACTGGGTCAGGCGTGAACTTGCCCAACTTCTCAGCCCAGAGTTGGTACGGCGTCTTGTATGGATTCAGCCCCGCGATGACCGAGACGTCGGTCGCCGTGATGCCGTCAGCCCGAAGTGCGAACCACTCAGGACTGCGCTGCTCTGCCTTGACGAACTCGTATTGCTTGCTCACTTGCCCTCCTTCTTTCTGTCTTTCTTGGCGAACCCTTCGCCCTTGTAAACCACCGCGGCTGGCGTGTAGACCATCCGCATCCAGCGGCCGCACTTCTCGCAGCGCGGGTTGTAGACGTTCTGGATTGAGTGCGTGTGTTCCTCTCGGTGTCCGCAGTCGCCGCAGCGGTACTCGTACACTGGCATTAGCCAAGCCACGCAAACAGGAACACGACGAACGCGAAGCCGTAGATGCCGATGGCAATGTCCATCAGCGCCTGCGATCGGCGCTTCTGCTCATCGAGCAGCGTCGTGCGGATTGCCACTCGCTTGTAGACCAGTGGCTGCGTCTTTCGGTTCAGCCTCATCGCATTGACCCCAGCGCCAAGAGCAGCACCATTGCTGCAACGAACGATACGACTGCGAGTGTGTCCAAGATCATTGTCTTCACTTTGCTGCCTCCTTCAACTGCTCGAATGTTGTTTCGCCGGCGGAAATGCGAGCGATCTCGCTCCACGCGATTGGCGCGTGTTCTGCAACTGGCTTCTCATTGCGCTTCGGTCGCACGCCCAACTCAAAGATGAGCGAAGGGAGTTCGGTTGAGGTAGGGTCGCCGACTACGAAGACGGCGTGTCCCTTGCGCTCGCTGCGACTGACCCAGCCGTGTGTCTGGCTCATCAGCGCACCGCCTTGACGGTGAAGTCTGATGGGTAGAGAACGTCGCCCTTGCCGGCGAACTTGCGCTGCGTGCGCTTGTCCAGATACTGGACGCGAACAGCGACTGTGTGTGGCATCTGCGCCACCACGACAGCTTCGCCGTTTGCGGTGACGATTGCGGTTCCGACTGCGATGTTCATCGTTTCCTCCTCGTATCGGCCCTGCCGTCTGGCTGGGTTCCTCCCGATGTCACGATGGTAGAGCGTGACGTCACGGCTTGTCAAGCCCCCATTTTGAGCACGAAGTTGGGGTGGTCCTCCCCTGGCTGGAGGAGGTCAGCCAGGGGAGATTAGCCGCCCGAAGGCGGCCTAGTCATCGTCCTCATCTACGAGCTGCAGGATCACCTCGATGCACGCTCGGCAGATGGCATACGCCAAGATCGCAGTATAGCCAGGGGTCAGGCTCACCGACTGTTCGGCAAACCTCCAAACCCTCGTCGTCTCGTTGCAGACTGAGCACGCGCCGTCAGGTGGGCGCTCAGGCGGGTCGTGGACGAACGGAGCCACTAGCGCAAGCGGATCAGGTACTCGGCTGAGACCTCTCCATCGCCGTCAAAGAACATCAGCCATTGACCTGGCTCACCTGATGCGCCAACGACTTCTTGCGCGAAGCGGTTGCTCGACTCAAGGCTCGGCGAGCACCACGTGGTGATCTTGCCGTCAGCCAAGACGAGTCGCGCTGGCTGATGCCAGTGTCCGAACCAGAGGTAGTCAAACGGCGCAACGCTCAAGCGCCAGCCGCTCGCCTTCTTTGCGACGCCGTACCACGGCATCCCAAGTCCACCCCTGAACTGATCGCCGTGGACGATCATCCCGATCTTGCCGCCTGGCAAGTCAAGCGTGTCGTACCAATGCCGACCGCCAACGGTGAGGCTCTCCTTCCAGCTCACGCGCTTCTCGCTCTGCACGAGTGACCGCGCAATGTTGTAAAGAATCGCATCGCTGTTGCTTTCTGGCGAGTGATCCGAGTAGCGCCCCAAGCGTCCGTGGTTGCCGATTGCGCCGTAGACCTCCACCTGCGGGAAGAGTGCGGCCATCGCCCTGACGAACTGCGCCAGCATCTCCGCGCCTCGGAAGATTTGTACGTACAGACCGCCAGCCTCAACTTCGTAGGCTTGTCCTGGGAAGATGTTGCCGTCTGATTCCACGAGGTCGCCAGTGAGCAGAATCTTCACCGTGTCCACAGGGTGATCCTTGCGCTGAATCTCCACGACGCGCTTGACCTTCTCCGCGAGAAGCTGCAGCCGCTTTGCCGCAGTGTCAATGTCGTAGTCCACGCTCTTCTTGCCGAGTTGCCAGTCGCTCAGTTGAACGACCGCCACCTCGCGCTTGCCTTTGCGCTTGTCCGGCTTAGGCGCTGGCACGGCTGGGATCTTCATCCCGACTGCTGCGTCCTTCGCCGCGCGGTAGACCGCCTCCACGAGTTCTTCGGTCTGCTGCTCCTTCTTTGCGAGTGCGCGCAGAGCACGCCTGTGCGCCGACTTCAGTTCGTTGAGTTCGTCCTCGCGCTGGAACTCGATCAGATCTTCTGACATCTGCAGTCTCCTCTCCTATGTCGCTGGATGTTGTAGTCAGCCCACTTCTGACCCCGAAGTTCGCACCATTTCTGGATTGCCCTTGCGGTGATTCGTGCGGCCGCCAATGCCTCGTCTAGCGCCTTGCGATCAGAGTCCGAGATGTCAAGCAACTGGTAGCCGCAGCGCGGACCTTTGGTCACGCTCTGCAGCTCCAGAAACTCGTCTATGCCACCCATTGAACCTCCCCCTACTGCGGATCGGCTACGACCCGCTGAAGCGATCCTGACGACGGCTCACGCCGTTGTCAAGACTTACTTCTTTCCGTTGATTCCGTAGTCCGTCTGGCTTGGGTCAAGCGCCTTGACGATGACCGCCAAGCCTGACGCCAGCCCTGCTGACAGCACGGTGCGGAAGTCGCCGCCAGTGATGTCAAGGAGCGGGATGCCAAGACCGAGTGCCACCGAGATGGAGACGGTCAGGAACGTGCG